GAATCATCTCAGGAAAATGTTCAAGAACAGGTTGCAAACCAATCATTACTACAGGAGAAACAGAAGGAAGATTTTCTAAATCAGATGGAATACCCGGCAAAACATTTCTTGTATTCAATGACAAAGGAACTTCCGTGGGGAAATGGACTGCGCCATTAAACAATGAATTTATAACCGGCATCTTTTCAAGAATTGAATTTAAAGTTTCAGTACCGGGAATAGTGAAGTACTTATTTCCATAACTATCTTCGTGTACAAACCCGTTATGAGTTGCTCCATAAGCCACCAACTGTGCGCGACGGAAAGCTTCAGGGGAATACATAAAGCTTCGCGCCCAACGTTTAAGAAACTGTTCTTGAGCAAACAAGAATGGGAAAATATTTCGAACATATTCTTGGAAGAAAGAACGGACACTATGATCATCGATATAAGGAACCATATCGTCAACAGCACGTTGGGCTGCGATCTCAACATTTTTCATTTCAATGTTGTTATCCATGCGGACCCAATCCATAAGGTTCTGTAAATCATCTTGACTAATTGCTTCAGATACTAAAACAGAATTAGGATTAATTTTTCCATCATCTAACAATGCAGCAAGTTCGTCAGAAAAATCATCGGCAGTAGAAAGTGTTCGTGTTGTTTGATAATCAATCATAGACCAAGCATTACGCAATTCATTCAAATCTAAACCAGTTTGCTTTACAATTGTTTCAGCAAAATCATCGAGCAATTGATTACGCATATGCACGCTATTAGCACGAGCAAATTCATAACCGCGCATAAACGCAAGGTGATACATAGGATTACGAACAATGGCAAAAATAGCTGGATTAATAACAGTTCCAAATCCCCAACGGGTAAAGTCTGTCAAAATATTTGTTGGTACCGCATATTTTTTAGGTGCATAAAGAGAAGCAGGTAAATCTGATACTTCAATACCAGTCATTACATCTACACCAAAAGTGCCTCGTCGTGATGGTGCAACAATTTCGTGCATGATTTGTCCATCACGAGAATAGATTGAGTCCATAAAAACATCAGTTAATAGATCTGCATACTCATCCATATTTGATTGCAACGAAGTAGCAGAAGCATTAGCTGCTCCACGGATTTGGTCAGGTAATTGAGTTGTAGAATCTAGTGGCGTAAAACGATTAAAATATGAATCATTACCAATTGTGGCAGCAAACCTATCAAACGGTAAATCAGTTACATAAGCATCACCAATAGGTAAGTTAATAGATCCAACACGAACAGTACGTTCTAAATCGATACCTCGATTAACTTGTCCAGCACCCGGTCGCCAGCTACTCAATAATTCTTGTAAACGAATTGCATCGTTAGGATCACGGTAAGCAAGAGTACTTAAAGGAACTAATGTTGCATTACTAAACGCGTCGGCATAACGGACAGAATCATCAACAATGTCATCTTGAATTGTTTGAAATAATGTTCGTAATTGTTCTTCTTCTTTAGGAGTCATTCCTCGTGAACGTAAATCATTTAAAATTAAATCAACACCAGAAACACCATTTTCAGAACTGTTAACAATAGTTCTAAACTCATCAATAAATTGTTTATCTACCATAACAGCATAAAGATTTTCGGTATTATCAGCAATTGGATTTAGAGTCATACGATTAGTACGAGAACCCACTAGAGTACGTTGGTTTCTTTGAACCCAATAAGCGTAGTTTGGATCATTTAAACTACGAGCAATAACAGTTTTTAAAGATTCTCGGATAGTAGCTTTATCTAAAACGCTAATTGCAGCATCACCAGAAATAACTTGACCTAAACGACGATCAGCTCTAGTAATAATATTTAATGCTTCGTACATTCGGTCATCACCATCAACATTTTTCTTTAATGCTGAAACAAGTAAATCACCAAAAGCAGAACCCGGTGGCAATCTGTCTAATAAATCTTGCATTTGTGGAGGAAGATCTGTAATAGCAACACCAAGATTTTCTAAAGTATCTGCAATTTCAACTGGACTAGAAAGACCTAACATTTGATCATTTTGCAAATGACGATGTAAAAGATCTAAATCTTCTTGATTCCAAGTTTGAATATAATCTCGCAACTCATTTACTTTATTAGTTATATTTTCAGTATTTTCAATTTTGATTTGAGCCGGATCACGAGGACGTGGAGGATACTGAGCGAACCCACGTTCTTGTACACGATTTAAATACTCAAGTTGATTAGGTTGTAAATTTTCAGGTCGCCAAAAATAGGAATTATTTGGATCAACTTGACCGGAAGCAACACGTTCTAAATCAGCAACAACAGATTCCCGACCAATAACAAATCGATCAAGAGCTTCTGGACGGCCACTAGAAACTCTCCAAGCACCAGCAGGAATAATGGTTTCACCAGCAACCGCAATCAATTCGATTTCGTTTAAATCTGCACCTTCTCCACGTACTAAATGTTTAACAGTTGGTTGATCAATTTCAACTAAAAGACTTGCATCAGTTACAGCATTAGAATTACCTTTTCCTAACCAATTAATAGAAAATTGCGGATCAGTTGAAGTTGAAATAGCTTCACCAGTATTACGTCCCCATCGATTAGCTCGTAAATGTAAATTGCCAAATTCGTCAACATACCATTGATTATCAGAATTTATACCACGATAAAGTTTTGATCCATCTTGGGCAAGTACAACTGTTGGATCATTTAAATCAAAAGTTTGTTCAGGCGTTAAAGATTTGCGACTGGTTTGAATACCTTCTGCTGATGCACGTCGTGTTCCACTTTCTCGAACAGCAGCAGCTGCGTCATTTATAACATTATTTACGTTTTCAACAGCAGTATTAATTTTGTTTAATTTATCTTGCATTTGCATTTGTATATAATTTTGTAAAACATCTTCAGCGCGTTGACCATTTTCTACCGCAGCAGAAACTTCGTAAAATAAATCCATTGGAATTGGATTGATATCATCAGTCGAAAGAAAGAAATTTAAATCAATATTATCTTTATTTGTTTTTTCTAACAACGCTTGTAATTTTGCATCAAAATCTGCAACATCTAAATTACCAGTTGCTTCATCCCATTTAACTACAAATAATTTAGCAACTTCAGGATCAGTCAAATACTGAACTGACTGATTAAAATTATCAATAAACGGTTGTGGAGAAACTAAAAGCTGTGAAACAAGATCATCAATACTATTTTCATTTGCATCAAGCAAATTGAAAACAGCGTTATCAAATGATTTAGATTCACGCAAACCATCATTAACTATCCGTTTTAAATTATCAGTTAAACCAATTTGATAATCTGATCCCAAACGTAATGCGCGTGCAGCCATTTCGGAACCAGTAGCAGACAAAATATTGGCACGATTTGAAAGCACCTGAGACGAAATTTCAGATACCCAATTATCAATTTCAGTTTTGCCCCAAGAAGCAACACCTTCCCAAATAGCTTCCGGGAATTCAACGCTTTCAATTCTTTGTAAAATTTCTTCAAAAGAAAAAGCGCCATCAGGAGTAGGAATTTTTTGGTCTACTAAATTTTTTAATTCTTCAATAAAAACTTTAGGGTCTTTACGCACAATAGCGTGATCAAGCCTAAGACGAACATTATCAATACTAAGTAAAGAAATTAAAGCATCATTATATGCTAATTGTTCTGGATCAAGTACTCGTTCAGCATCATCTTCATCAATAAGTTTTTTAACATTTTCAAAATAATCATCAATAGGTTTAGTTGTATCATACAAAAAACTTTCAGTAGCTTGACTAAGTTCCCTAACATTACTTGGATAACTTCTCGAAAGAGAAACAACACGTTCAGCTTTTTTATTTAAAATAGTTTTTAAATTATCTACAGGAAGATCCAATGAACTTAATTGATCTACCAGATTTAAATTTTTTGAACTTGTATAAGGAGCAAAACCAATAGTAGTAGTATCTTCAGTTACACCAATATGATCAAAAATACGAGCAAACGTATCGCTAAATTGATTAGTAGATTCCGCAGTAGCACTATTAACAATTTCATCAATTACATCTAACGGAGCATTATAATCATTAGACGTTGGATTAGCTAATAAATTGAATTTATCGTGAACGGGTTCAACAGCATCAAAGTCAATACCCGGATAAAGAGGAAGTTCATCAACTAAAACAGCTTCAGGCTGCCAAGTGGAATTATCCAACAACGGTCGAACGCCATCACGCATTTGAGTTTCAGTAAGTTTACCTGCAACCTCATCATAAGCAGGACGCAAAACAGGATCAGACGCTTGCAACCCATAATAATATGAAAGATCCTCTGCCGTAGCTCTCTTTAATTCGTCATCAGTAATTTCAATCCACTCATGACCAGCACGCAATTCAATCTCAGTGCCACTTGCCGGATCATAACCATCTTTACGAATACTAATACGCTGACCAGCAGGAATGTCATCGTAAGGAACAGCAGCAGCAGTACGACCAAGATCAGCTTGGTTTTGAGCAATCATCTGTTGGAACCATGCAGTACGAGACATTGCACTAGACGCATCTTCTAAACCAACAGCAGCATCATAGAGATCATCGAAACCTAAACGAGAAACAAGATCTTCTTTACCTTCAGCTTTCAAACGAACAATTACTGAACGTTTCATTTCTTCAGGTAAACGATTAAAAGAAAAACCACGAAGTTTGCGAATTGTTCGTGCGGTCCAATAATTAGCCGAAGCGGCTAAATAATCTACTTGACGTAATTCTTTTCCAGTAGCTTGCATTACCATTTTACTTAAATCAGTAATATAATTATTAACATTTTTATATTGCAATGCTTGGATAAGACTCCAAGCTTCTTCACCTAAATTAGCATCGCCAATAGCGCCCCAACGATTAGAAGTCCATTCAGTTATTTTTGCTGGTAAACCTATTAAAATTCCTTTAGTATCTTTGGCAGTATAAGTAGCGACATTAGTTAATGGTCCCCAAATACCTTCGCGTGCAAAAAACGCTAAGTATTCTTCTCCTGCTGCGCGAGGAATGAAACCCAAACGCATAAGAGTTGCTGGTTTCCAAAATGAACCCATGAACGCTTCAACCCAACTTCCGTTGAAAGTACGGGAAATAGATTTAGATAACATTCCGGTGTGTTTAGAAGCACGCCACAATTCTCGTACTGACGGAATAGCAACTTGAGTTGAGTGCTGTGCAACTGGCAACAATGCAACACGCATAGCAGACTCACCTAACCCAATCACATCAGCATTATTGGGAGCGTATCGGTAGTGTGATAACTGATTAATGAATCGGTTAACTGATTCTTTGCCTTCTTTAGTTGCATCAATACCTAAACGTGAAAAAATGTCTTGAAGGAATTGGCGTTCAATGTACATACGAGAAGCCATTGAATTAGCTGAAGGATTAAAGTATTGAAAGTTTTTAAATTTACCAAAAATTTTGCCAGCGTCTGTTGTTTCGTCATAAATGTCGTCGCCGTATGTTCCCATTAAATCGTTAAATGTTTGACGGTAAAAAGCCCAGCTAGTTTCTGGATCTAAATTATTGCTAGTAGAAAACTTGTTTACCCATTCTGCTACATCGCTGAAAAGAGTATTACTAGCATTACCTTCTTTAGAAATAATTTGATTAATTTCTTTAACCGCTTTAGCTAAATCTTCATCACTGCCTGCGTAACCAAACCAAGCTTCATTAGTATCAACACCACGTAAGAATCGATCTAAATAGTTATCACGAACCGATTTAGGCATATCAGCAAAAGAACCATACCCAAGTAATTTTTCAAATTCTGTTACAGCATCACGTCCTGTTAAACTCATTGCCAAACTTTTGGGAACATGATGAGTTAAATTCCAAGTAGCAGCAGCAGCAATACGAGCAGGTTTTGAAACAACACGTACAGCACCACCAACAGCTTTGTCAGTTAATGACAATGGACCTTCTGCGGCTTTAGCAGTATTAATATTTTTGAGACGTTTAATGGTTTCTATTGCACCTTCAGATTTAGTTACAGCGCCACGCCAAACAAATCCTAAATCTCCGCTTTCAGGTAAACGACCAAATTGAGAACGTGTTCGCCTAGTAACATCAACACCAGTAATTTTAGGACGATTGATGCGAGTTAAATCTTCACCGGCAGTACTGAAAAGTCTCCATTTTTCTGGCACCATAATGCCATTACCAAAACCTCGCACAGCCATACCAACTTGATTTGAAACACCAAATTCTAAAAACTTTGCTTCATAAAAATTCCATACCGCATCATAATTAGTTAATCCGCCTTCACCTAAAAGACGAGTATTTTCTGCAATTAAATCATCAACCATGTTTCTTCCCCAAGGAAGATCATTCATTAAGCGAACAGCAGCACCATCTACATTTGCGTTAATTTCTTTCATTCCAACAATAATGCGATCAATGACATTGTTGTAACGTCGTACTTGACGTACTCGCATCCAATCGGTGAAACGATTAGCGCTTGTTAAATCAAATGCGCCATAAGGGATTCGTTTGTTTGCAGCAATCAATTCGCTAAATGAACGCATAAATTGTCCACTAGCTTTTGAATAACCTTTTTCAGCTCCGTAAGTAATTAAATCTTTTTCTGTTTCAATCAAAAATTTGTATGCGCTATCAAAAAAATCAATGTTCTGCGCTTTACCTGCTTTATCTACAGTTTTAAAAATAGCATCTAAATCATCGACGCTTTCTAAGCTTGAACCAAAAATTCTTTCAAAGTTATCTTGTACAATATTAAGAACTGTTGGATCAACAGTTTCTCCACCAATTTTTGTTCCGCTGTTTTTTAAAACAGTTTTAAAAAGAGTATAAGCAGTATCATAATTTTGAATGTCATTAACAGTATTGTAAACCTGATAAGTATGATTTGTAAATTTAATTACTTCATTTGCTTCATCAATTAAGGCAGTCGCTCCCATGACGCCACGAGCAGCTTCATCGCTTGTAGCAACAACTTGCGATAACCTTCGCAAAGCAGGAAGGTTTAAAGCGCTAACAGATTTTTGTGCAATGCGTCCTAATTTAAAAGCTTTGCCTGCTAACAAAGTTGGATCGGCAAACATAGCAACTGCTGCATCCATACCTCCAGAAACAACAGTGTATGCTGCTGTGTTTTTAGGAATACCAGCTGCTTGAGCAAAACCTCGGCCCCAAGACAATTTAGATTGATCAGATTTTAAATCACCTAAAGCCTGTTTAAAATCTTTATTACCAAGATTAGTTGCAATAACTTTACGTCGTTCAGCATAACGAGGATCATCAATTGCAATACCCTCAGTCTCTTGCAACCATTCATCTACATTACGCCCACGAGCAAGATAACTAGCAAGATCAAAAGATTCACCAGTAAACCCTGCGCTTCGTAAATTATTTTGTACTTCTACTGCAACTGCCGGATCAATCCAACTATGTCCATTCCATGTACGATTCCATGATGCCCACGGACCAATCTCATATTCTTCAGTTTCTAAAGCAGCTTCAAGTCGATTATTATATTGCTGCCAAATTTCATCTTTAACTTGCGCTCCCTTATTAACGTCTTTACTAAAAGGGTTTTCGCTTGTTTGTTTAATTAAATAATTATTTAAAATAGGGATTCTACTTAAAACAGCATTACCTACGCCGGTTTGATTTGCAAGTTGTATTGGCTGTCCAACATAAGGAATACTACTTACTAATGATGCGCCTACAACATTACCCTGTGCGTTTTCAGCATTAGGATCACCATAATCAACACGTTCAATTTTATTTACTTCAGCGTATTTCCATTTAATGTATTTCCATTCATCTTCAGTTAATTGATAACCATCAGATTCCATATCACTACGAACACGTTCCGCAGCAGACTCAATACGTTTTACAGTTTTATTTCCGGAATTATCAATAGTTGCGCGATAAGCACGCATAACAGAATTATCAAGTAACCACCATGCGTTATGAAAAATATCAGTAAAAGCTTCGCCCGTTTGTCGAACCATGCCACCAATTGTGTAAGCCCAAGCTGAATCAAGACCACTAGAATCCCAAAAATCTCCGACCGCTCCTGCTGCTTTAGAAAACCAATTAGGTTTATCTTTAGCAGGAACTACATAACCAGAATCAGAATACAATTTTTTTTGGACTTCATTAAAACTAGCCCAAACTGCTTGTTGCCGTTCTTTACTTTCCGCTTTTAAACGGTTTACACTTGAACGCATAGCAATTGAATCAATAGATGAATTTGCTTGCACCAAAAGATCCGCGTCTGGAATTGAACTCGACGCTAATTCTAATAAAGTTTCAGCACCAATTTGAGGTGCTTCATCAATTAACATTCGAAATCGACGCGATGTATTTTCAAAATCGTCAATACCTGATAAAGAAGAAATGCCACTTGACGATGACGATCCTGATTTGTTTCCGCTAATACCGGGATTAGACATTAATAACGCAACCTTTCAACGTTAGCAGCAATTTCATTTAAAGAACTATCGCCATTAGCTTGAGCAATCATACGAATAATATTTGCTGTATTATTAGGAACTGTAGGGGGTAAAGGAGGTCTTGCCATAATAGATTCTTCTGGACGTTCTGTTGGTGCAGAAAAAGCAGGAGCGGCTGGTGCAGGAGAATTGCGAGCAGCATCAATAATCCCAGCTAAAGGATTAACATTGCTTTCTAAATCAGAATCAGGAGCAGCGCCCAAAGGGGAGCTAGTTGAAGGCATTGCACCATTTTGCATCTCAGGCATAATTTGCGTATCAGGCAAAGGAACAATATTCATAGCAGCTTGTTGTTCGCCAGCAATACCATAAGGTTGGCCGGGTGAAGTTGCAACTGTTGATTGTTGTTTACTCTTCCGAGGCATCTGTCTCCCTTTGATCATCAATCTCAGCATTGGCATACATTTCTGCATAAACCAAATCCGGATCATCGCCTTGCGCTACAAGATGCAAAGCAGTCATTAAATTATCACCATGAATAATCCACCAACCTAAATCATTATCTGTCATGCTGCTCCCGGTGGTGGAGATTGCAAAGCTGACAAAAGCTGCTGTATGTCTGGAGGAGGACCACCCTGTCCTTCAGGTGGCGGACTAGCAGCCATTGCAGCTTCGGGTGGCACAGGACCACCAGTCGGACCAGCGGCCATAGCAGCAGCCATTTCAGGAGGCATAGTAGGTGGTGTGGGTGGTGGACCACTCAAACCCGGCATTTGTTGAGGCGCAGCAAACTGACCCTGTTCAGGAGGCGGAGCCATTTTTGCCTGCTCCGCTTTCATTTCAGCATCGGCTTTAAGAATAGCTTGCACCAAATCAGGCTCCTTACGACGATACTTTTCAATTAACGCAAGATACGTTACGGGAATAGCACCCTGCGCTGCTTGATTTGCAAGCCCCTGAAGTAATGCTTCTTCAATAGTTTCTTCTTCAACGCGTGCAGACTCAGCATCAGGGTCATCAATGTAGGGATGACGGCTACGCAAAGTGTGCAAACTGATTGCTTTCATGCCAAGAAGCTGGCCGAGCTGAATAGTTGTACCTTGCACGTCTGAACCGGGAATAGTGTAGGCAACTACGTTATCTGATGTTTCAATATGCACGTTAGGAATAAAGTCAACAGTGCCTTTGTCTCCGGGCCATCCGCTAAACATCGTAAACTTTTTATCTGGCCAATACGCTTTGTACTGTTCAAACATAACAAAGTTCACATGTTCTAATGCAACTTCCATAATCTCCTGCATCTCTTGGATACGAGGATCAACAGCAGTTCCCATCATAGAATCCATGCCACGACCAGTACGCAAAGCTCCATAAGTTTCGCCACCAGCCTGAGGAACAAGACCCGTGCCAATACGCACGTTGCGTTCAAGACGGTCAATCATCATCTGCGTAGTTGGATCAGGTGTGCCTGCAAGTTCACCAATATTTTTAGCATCCAAAACAATATTCATTTCACCAGTACGGCCATCTTTCCATTGCCCACCAACAAGCTGCGGAGCTTTAATCGAATCACCAATAATGAAACGATCACGAAAAATAGCTTTCTCACCAGCAGCAATAGACAACGCCTGCAACTGCGCCATCAAATCAACCTGTCCCGTGAGATTAGCAATCTGAGAAATAATTTTATCTAACGTCACACGCCCCGGAATATACACAGGGCAAATGCCAGTTGGGTTTGGCCAGCGATGCAATTCCATCGACTGCACCACAGCTCCAGAAGCTCCCATAGTGCTGGATTCCCAATCGCGTGGACCAAGAATACCAATAATGGTTACATCCTCATCTACCCATTCGACAACATCCCACATTTCTTCGCCAGTAGCTTTAGATGAAGCAACCCAATCCCGTACCTGCGGATAGTTAGCACGAAGCCAATCAACAGATTTAGCGTAAACAAACGCACAATTTTTAGGTGGTGATAAATCTTCAGCAGCTTTTGGTTCAGGATAAGAACTAAGAGGATCACGTAGTTCAAGGCGTGGCAAAGAAGTCTCAAAATCAGGAACCACAATCATTGAAGCTGTGGCGTAACCAGCAAGATGACGCATAGCCCGACGCATATGGAGTTTAGTTTTAGACTGATGATGGGTGGCCCCAAGGATCTTGCGACGAATAGCCCCGTATTCCCGTGACCGCACACCAACTTCCTTAGTAGAATCAATAGCAGGAGAGTTCATGTAAGGCATCACGGATGCTGCACGCATACCAAGGAAATCAATAGCTTCAGCAATAAGTGCAGGAGTCGTTGGCGGAAGAACCGCATCATCGTGTTCGGACACATAGGGAAGGACCCAATCCGAATTATAACGACGACGAACCTCAATCATCTTTTCAAGCAGTTCGCCATTGTTCATTTGTCGATTGCGGACAATCGCAACAACGTCATCCCATGTAATCATCTTGCTCCAATCGGGACGATAAGTCCGCTATGAGTTGGTCGGTAAGGCATACCAGAAAAATTGAATTGATCCGGGCTGAAGAACTCTGAGCCTCGGCGTTCCCTCCATAAAATCCAACCAAACCATAATGCCATTAAACGGTCTTGTCGTAAACGTGCGCCCTTGATATGTGGTCGCCAACGTTTCATTTGATTAATAAGTTCGTCAACAATATGACGAGTGTAAGTATCTTCAGCATAAGGCAAATCGATTAACCCAAGACGGCAATCGCGTGCCATAGATGCAATGCCAATCTCTTCATCATATTTATTGTCGTTTGTAAGATGCGATCTAATAGCAAAACCATAACGGTCCTGCATATTAAGAAGCTGACGGTCAGAGCATAAGCCTTTCTGAAAAGCATTTGCTTCAATAACTACGTCAGTAACTGGAATACCGTCATTTGATAAACGTAAAACCATTTCTTCTAAACGAGCAAAAACCTGCTCATAAGAAGTAAACCTTTGATCTTCAAACAAATCGACAAGTTTTAATTTGCCATCAGAAATGTTAAGACCCATAACCACATTAAACCCACCCAAAGCGGGATCAAGAGCAACAATGCCAGCCCCACCCTGTACACGATCCTGTACACGTCGGGTAGGGTTAATCATAGAAACAATATGATCATCAGTAAACGTACGATCCCCACCCACTAAAGGATTCTGCATATAGTTTCTAGCCCATGCAGCTTCCCCAACTTTCATACGGGTGCGCTCAAGCATCTCTATTGTGTAGCCAGCACCAGTTTCTTCATCATAAGGCCACAATGGTTCATGCTCATTTGTTAACTCATTAAAAACAAGAGCAGGCAATTTAATGACACGCATAACCTCAGGACCAAACTGATCCATCAACACCTCATAAAAATCCTGTTCACCTACACGGGTTCCGTTAATAGTTGTCCGGCCACGTTCGCCCGGACGAGACAACCAATCCTGACGAAACACCTCAACAATCTTGGCTGTCTGATTGTAATTTTTTAAGGACGTAACATCGTCCACATGAAGATGATCGGTACGAGTGCCAGCAATAGCAGAACCAATTCCAAGACCAACCATTGAATAATCGCGCTCATCAAACCCACCTTTCTTAAAAACAGAAAAGTAATCGGCCTGCCACGGCTGCGACAACGACGAACCAGACTGCGGTTCAAACGGACCCCACTTAGCAACATACTCACGATAAGGCCCAGCAGGAGACATACGAGACTTGACACGCTGAAGAATCTTACGACTCATCGGCTGACCTTCAGAAGCAACCGTGAACCGGAAATCAGGTGTTACCGCAAGTTTGTATGTTGCGTAATCCTCGAACAGCGTAGTCTTACCGTGTTCCGGGGGCCACAAAATCATTGTGATATTTCCGGCAGCCGTATGTTCGTAAGCGTGGATAGCTTTTAAATGGAACCACGGCGAATTCATTCCAAAATATTTTTTACGGAACGCAGCAAAACCGTTTTCCCAACTATCATTCTTGGGTGCGTGTTCAGCATCAAGGCGTAACTCATCTACCCTGTGAGCAAAATCAGGGTAGCGTTCACGCCAACGAGCATAAGTATTACGGGCAATACCAGCAGCAGCACAGGCAATATCAATAGATCGTTCTGACTCAAACGATTCCATAAAAGCCTGCCGACGCGACAAAGCCGACCTAGAGCGGTCGGCGTTTACTTTCTGGAACTTGACCTGTTCGGTCACAAATCCTTATCGCTAAGCATTATTTGCCCTTAGGTTTTTTAGCTTTGTTTCTAGCAGAAATAGCTTTTGCCTTAGCTTTTGCGTCCGCCTTTGACGATGCCCCCCAAGCGTTAAGCGATAATAACAAACGTGTAGGTTTTCCGTTCTTATCACGTTCTGGTCCGGGCATATTTCCCATACGTGCAAGGAACGAGGCACGACGCGGATTATCTCCCGACTTAACAGGAGCTTTAAGAGTGCCACCTTTATACGATGCACGACCTTTAGCATTAAGTCCACCCGCAGGGTTTTTACCTTCTTTGCGTTGCCACGCCGGAGACTTAGCCATTTCATTTACCTTTCTTCTTAGCTACCGCCATGTTGTCAACTAAGTTTGGGTACTTACGGCCAGCCTTCTTAGCCCTAGCTTTAGCCGCAGATTTTTGTGCAGGAGTTAATTTTTTACTCGGCCCCTTAGGGGCAGGGCGCTCCCAAACAGGTTTCTTGGATTTTGCTGGCATTAGTCAGCAACCCGAATAGACCCCGTGACTGCGTTGTTGGTAGCAAAGTAAATACCATTGTTAACACGCAGACCACCAGCGTTATCTTCAACAGGATAATAAGCATGGGCAGAAGCATTAGCACCAAGGGTAATCGTTTCAAGGTGAGTACCGGAAGCAGCTGAAGCATTGTCATGAATAGTTACTACAGCACCGGAAGCACCAGCCTGCAATGTGAAACCATGATAGGTGCATTTAGTAGCACGCACTACTGCTGAAGTTGTTACATTGACTGACGCAACTTTTGAGCGACTTGCCATTAGATACCTTTCCTAAAAGGGAAATTACTTTTCCAGATAAAAATAATTTACGTGATCCAAAGTAACTTCCGAAGGCTTCAGAATTTGCTTTACACCACGACGCAACGGAACAGCCTCGGCATCAACAAAGATACGCAAATCAGCCGAACCATCAGCGTAAGACTTAATAACTAAAGCCTGAGCAGGATCGCCCATAGCTAAAGTATTAACTCCCACACCAGAAAGTCTAAGATCCTCAATAATATTGCGATCCAAAACAAAAACAACAAAAGAACCCGGCTTCACTTGAACGACCTTCGAAGCCACCTCAACCGGAGGCGGAACATCTTCCTCATCATCCAACTCAGCCAACTCATTCTCTAAAGCAATCTGTTCAGCAGCAGCAACTAAACGCCGCATCTCTTCATCAGAAGAGTCACCACCAAGAACGGGTTCTTCTAAAACAATACCAGCAGGAGGCTGGGCCTCTAAAGGTTCCTCCACAATTTCAACCTTTTTACGAGGGGGCATCAGTAACCCATACCCCCACCCATACCGCCACCCATACCCATACCGCCACCCATCGGGCTAGCAGGCATTGGAGCAGGCATCGGACGCGCAGCAGGCTTCTTCATAACCTTCTTTTTAACGGCCTTCTTAACGACCTTTTTTTTAACAGCCTTCTTAACAACCTTCTTCTTGGCTGCCTTCTTAACCATCTTCTTCATAGCCATTAGTTACCAAATCCTTTCATAATCATTTTAGCGGCACCTTGCGCGTCACGAATAACAGACTTAGCACGACCAGAAGCAAACTGTGCAATGTCACCTGCAACATCTCTAGCTGCACCTAAAGCTTGTGACCCACGTTTTACACCCGAACGATACATTGCACGATCAACATTATTAATAGCAGTTTTTGCCCGATTAATGTCGTTAATTAAGTTTCCAGCAACTAAACCCGTAGGGTCGCGCGGTGGAATTAAAGGTCCGTTATTACTAGGCTTTTTGCCTTTTTTCATATTAGAAGAACGTGAAGCAACGTATTTACGGGCTTTGCCTTTATCTTGGCCCACTACTTTCCACCCTTGTTCTTAGGGTGAGTGTGAGCTGCTTTAACGGTGCCGGGTCCGACACGACCACCGCCAGAAGGCTTAGCGATCTTAACGTCACAACCATAGGGACCGGGGTTGATTCCTTTACCAGTTTTCATTGTATAAGCATACACCATCACGCATTAAAAACAAGCATCAACTTAAATCACGAATCTCACTCACCATCCCACGAGGAATAGTAATGCCATGAGCAAAATGAGTGTCATTAACTAAAGCCGCCAAAGTAACAGAATCCTTATTAGAAGCAATCAAATAACCAAGAGACAAAGAAACCGCAGGCTCCAACACCGCATCCTCAGGAGCAACCCAATCCCCACCAATATCAGAAGCATCCCGCCACACAACCTCAACAATCCTCATAGGCCCAATATCATGCAGTCGTGATTGCATGACATCAGCACACTCAGCTACAACCCGTTTATCCTTCGACCGCTTCATGCATTAAGGGTACACCACCACATCCTTAAAAACAGAAAAGACTGAGCGTGTTCACAACAATTCTGCGAACCCCAGCCTCAGTCTCTCCCGGATCGCCCACACACAAAGCGATCTAGCTATTACTAATTGTAACAAAGAAAAATATTTTTGCAAGAACCACTCCCCAATAGTGGACATAAGGTGTACCATAGACAGCACACATAGCTTCACCTCACCGGAGAGAGGTATACGTCCGGCATCGATTCGCTATCGGTGGTTCGCCCGTTAGAGGGGTTCCCTTCATCCTGCTCATAGCGACAGGGTGAGTGGAACCGTGCTACAACGGTCGGGATAACAGACAAAAACTGTTGGGAACCGGGAGGGGTCTACAACACATACCCCCTCAACACACTCACCCCATACAACACAAACCATTCTTGGCTAACACACAGCCAGCTTACACACCCCGCACCCACACAAACCCCCGCAGTTGTCACCGTATTCCTAAACATGTAATCACCACAGTTACAGAGTAGGGGGTGCTGGCACATACCTAGGGGGGGTGGGGGGTTGGTCCCTGTAAAACATTTACCTTCTTGTATATTCTGCCGTGTTTAATAAATAAAATGTTTCATATGTGTCCAAACCACCGTCACATGGCAACATTAGAGACAGGTATCTT